TCCATAATCTCTTCCATAGGCATTTCTTCCATAACAATTAACATTGGTTCAAATGTCATTTCTTCAAATTCTTCTTCTATAACTTCTTCCATAGGCGGTGCTATAAGTGTAAACTCTTCAAATATTTCTTCAATATATTCAAATGTAAACTCTTCAAATATTTCTTCTTGTAACTCTTCAAATATATCTTCTATCTCTTCAATAATTTCATTTGAAATAATTGTGTTGTCGTATGTCATTGTAAGTTTAGCACCTAATAAATTTGGTCCACCAAGATCAACTAGCGGTGAACCGTTATCAATACCTGTCCAAATCCAATCAAACTGATTGGAACCAGTGCCATTGTATATAACTTGGTCCGTGTATTTATCTGCGTTGCTATAATAACCTGAGTCTGTATTTCTTATTTGATCTGTTTGAGATAACACGTTGCCATCAGAGTCTAGTATCTTGACTGTTGTTTTAAATTGATCTTGTCCTGATCTTGATTGTCCGCATTGATGTGCAGATCCTGTCCACTCACAGTTTTGTACAATAGTTGTAGAATCTAATGTAATACCATTGTCTAACATTGCCTGGCTACTAGTCTCATCGCCTGTACTAACGTCAACTAAGCTACCTGTATAACTTAAACTACCTGTACCAGATGATGCACTGCCAACTTCTACTTCTTGATAGTTCCAACTTTGATTAGTGCATGTAGTATTAACAGATGTAAATGAAGAACAACTTGATTGTACATTAGGTATTGCGTTATCTACTGATTGTAAATTAGAAGCAGAACCGGTGCCGTTAGGTAATAAATTACCTGTTGTTATTTCTTCTGCTGAAGTTGTAAGGGTTAGCATCGTCAGCAAACTTATTAATACGATACAACGCATATCCCGCTCCTATTATAATTATTGTTAACCAAATCATTTTAATATTAATGCTACTATTGATTTTTCGCCTAAATATATTTCTGTTTGTGCTGCACCCTTATAGCATTTATAAGACACAGATTCACTATAAGTTCTCTCCGCTTCACGCTTTCTTCGTAAACATTGCGCCATCCCTTCAGGCTGTATTCTGTGTTCCTTAATTTCTGCTCCTACAAACATAAGTAGGGCTACCACAACTTCTGTCAATGTGTGCCTCCATTCTTATAATGTATCTCTCTGTTAGAATCTTTTAGTTCTTCAATATCTTCTAAAGCTTTTTCTAATTGTTTTGTTAAAAATTCTATATTTATTTTATTTAAAGCCATAGATTCTATGTGCTTGTTTAACTTATCCGTGGTCTTGTATAAATCCTCGATCATCATAAATTGTTCGCTATCTGCAGGAAGCGAACCAAGTTGGCCCCGCGGCCATTTGATTCTAAACTCTGTATTCTCTATTAAATCTTTTTGCATTAACTCTAATTTTGTTGAGTTTGAATTTAATTTTTCTTGAATGCCAAAAAAAGCCCAAGTTCCGATTGCGACGAGCGCGATCAAACTCGCTACCGTCTTCATCGGCATTTGTACTGCTGCTTCTTCTGAAATTTTTAGTGCCATTATCTAACTTTTATTAGATTTTTTAAGTCTTCTCTAGCCTTTTCTTCGTCTTGTTTTTCTAGTTCTTTTGTCATTTTAAGTTCTTCTTCAAGTCTTTTTTTCTCAATTAACGCTGCTTCTTTAGCTATTGCTTCTTCTTTATCTTTTCTAGCCTTCATACGTTTTACATATAAATCATAATCTGGTCTTTCGTGATCATATTTAGACCACAATGCTTTAGCTTCTTTACCAATTTTGCCATCAATTGGACATGGAGTGCCGGCGTGTATCATTGATTCAAACACACGTTCATCTTGGCAGAGAATAGCAACTGCTGCTACCTTCATACCAAAGTCATTAAGTATTCTTGCTAATTTTAATCTTTCACAATTTTCATCAATTACATGTTTACCTCCACTAACTCCAATACCAAATGTTTGAATACCTGCAGAAACTCCAACAGCGCAAACATCTTGAGTCATAGAATTATATGATGGTGCAGATGCTGACGGTGGCGCAGATTTTATATCTGAGTTTGTAGTATTGTTAGTTGTAGATGTAGATTCAGAACCAGATTGGTATGTAGTCGTAGCAGTTGATGTATACCCACCCTCGATTGCTGTGTTAGATCCAGATGTATTTGTTTGTGTAGAGCCTGGATAAGCTGGTCCTACCCATGCTAATAAACATATTAATACAATTAATATACCTGTAAAATAATAGTTCATCCTGCCAATCTCCATTATTTTTGTTTAACCTCGTTTTCGTATGACATATCTGTGCCGTGATCTTTTTCTTTTTTATATGTTCTTTTGCATCCGCAATTATCACACGCACATAATCCATATTCGTCTGAGTGTAAGTCTCCATCACAGTGACAATCATGATGACATTTTTTACACTTTGTCATTAGAAAATAATTTCCTCCAACGTCTTCTAATTGGTTTTACAACCCATCTTCTAATCCATTTTTTAATCATTTTTTTTCTCCTCTATCTCATAAAAGAACTTATCAGTATCTTCTGTTTTCCATTTACCAGAGTCTTCTACATTCCACTCTGAAGTTTGCACTTTCCAATCTGGAATCTCCTCTTTCACTGTGAAAGAAGGTATATCCCAAATTATTCTATTGTTTGGCTGTGCTGCATAGTTGCCGTCATCTAAGGCAAGTATGTGAGCGCACTTATGTTCGTGCGGTATCTCTGAATGTTCAGTATCAACTATATTAGACTCTGGGTGTGCAAAGTCAACAGTAAATAAATAGTTCCCGTGATGCCACTTCTTATCTTTTCCTATGTATTTACCATGTTGCCCACTTAAAATATCGAAAGTAGTAACAGCAGGATAATAGCTAAAACTATTCCAAAGCTGAAGTTCATCAAGTCTACGTTTAGGAACATCTTCCGGTCTAAAATTTCTCTGTATGAAGGCAGATATCGGGAGACGATAAAAGACAGCGCCGTTCTCCATAATCGCATGAAATAAAATAGCCCTCCCAGTAATAGCTGCCATGCCGAAGACAACACAATCTTCAACTTCTCCATGATGTTTGTTAAGGTCATATAAATACTCCTTCCTTATTTGTGCATATATTAACGGTATGTTTGCATTTAAATATGCCATAATTGTTATCCATTTATTTGTCCCCAATTATCACCTGACTCATAGTCAACTTTATTAGGGATCTTTAACTTAACAGCATTTTCCATAATCTCAATAATTTTTTTAGCTTGATTGTCTGATTCAACAGAAATATCTAACTCATCATGTATCTGTATGTGTGGCACAATACCTTCTCTATATAAGTCCAACATAGATTGTTTTGTCATGTCAGCTGCACTACCTTGTATTAGTTTATTTAATGCTTTGTAAGTCATAGCTCTTCTTATGTTTGCTTTTGTAGCTTTAGGATATTTTTTAAAGTATGCTGCCTCTGCATCTGCTTTACTCATTGGTGCAACAAATTTACCGTTGTTCCATTCCGCTATCTCCCATTTATCAAACCTACATTTTCTACCACCAAATGTTTTTATGTATCCAAATGCAGCACCATCTCTTGATATTGCATCCATAAGATCTTTTACAAAAGGCACACTGTCATGATATTTATTAAATAGTTTTACTGCTTCTTCTTTTGTAGATAAACCTAACTCTGCTTGTAGTTTAGCTTTACCCATTCCATAAAATAATCCAAGGTTAATTGTTTTAGCTTGTGTTCTTGATATGTTAGCCATGTTTGCAACAGTTTGATGGAAGTCTACTGTATTGTTTTGAAACCTTTCTACAATTTCAACTACTTCTTCATCACCTTTAAATTTCGTAGCTGCATAGTGTACAACTAATCTTGGTTCTTGCTGACTGTAGTCAAAGCATCCCCACTTGTGATTGTGTTCTGGTATAAACAATGACCTAATCATTGGCCCCAGCTGCTTGTTCCTCGCTGGAATTTGTTGAAGGTTGGGGTTAGAATATGAAAATCTACCTGTTACCGTGCCCCCACTATCCCCTCGAATAGGGTTAATATCCGCATGTATTCTACCTTTATATTGATACTTAATTATAGTATCTATAAATGTAGTATGGGCCTTGTTTATTTCTCTAGCTTTTGCTATTCTCTGTACAACAGGATTTGTATGCTCTTGTAAAAAATTTTTAGTAAAGGAGGGAGCTTTTGTTTTTGCGGTTACTTCATAATCTAAATTTAATTTATCAAAGACTTTGGCAATGCTTCTTGCTGCCCATATTTGAGGCTCTATTCCTGTTTCTTTTTTTACTTCTAGGAGTAACGTTTCTTCTTGTGATGCTAATTGCTTCTTTAGTTTATGAGCAGCTTCAACGTCTACGCGCACTCCTTTAAACTTCATATCAATTAAACATGGAAACAATTGTGTTTCAAGATCAAATACTTTTGTAAGATCCTGTGCTTTAATTTCTTTAGATAATCTTTTAAACAAACTTAAAGTTAACTCTGCATCTTTTTCTGCATAAGACCCTACATACATTGCAGGTAACTTCCACATTTCAGCTTTAGCATCTATTCCTGCCTTATCTGCTGCAGCTCTTAGCGCTGTTTCATCTTTTACTTGATTAAGATAATCTAGAGATAAACTGTTTAATGAATACCAAAATCTATTTTCATCTATAAGTGATGCCATAACCATTGTATCAACAATATGGCCATTTATTTGCACTCCGTATGCTCTTAGCCAGCACACATCATACATTGCGTTATGAAATAATTTAACACATGGTAGTGCACACACTTCTTTTATCCATCGCATTACTACAGCTTCATCAAAAAAGTTTCCTTCTTTATGTCCAAAAGAATAATATCCTGACCATCCTTCTACGGCTACAGCTATTCCTACAATTTCTCCTTCGCCAACTAATGCACCAGAACCTTTAGACTTTAGACCTGGATCTCTTGTTTCTAAATCGATTGCTATGTATTTGTGCTCTTTAAGATCCGGAAAAGATTCTGGACTTATCCATTCCGTTTGAGCCTCAAACATCATTTAGTTATTCCCCATGAGTTTGGTTTTTCTTTTTTTATTTCTTTTGGTTTTTCTGGATAGTCTCTATCGATTGCCATATCAATGTAATGTTTAGCTTTAAGTAAGTCTTCTTTCTGATTTTTTTGCTTGTGACGACACAAATATTTTATAGCGTTTCCCTCCGCAAAGGGCAAGTTGTTTTTGTTTATAAACTCTGATGGCTGTATCACCATAGATCTATAGTGAGTTCCTCCTACTTGTTTTTTATATATGTCGCTCATACTATTGGTTCTCCTATTGTGTAATGATAATCTGATGATGGTTGCATTATATGTAAATTTTCTTTTGCTCTTGTTGTGCCTACATAAAATAATCTATGTTCAGGATCCGGGTCATCATATGCTGCTCGATAAATAAATTCATCTTGTCCTTCAACACCATAGTCTGTGAACAAACATATGTTTTCACATTCTTTACCTTTTGAACCATGTAAAGTAAGCAGTTGTATATTTGATTTATCCATTAAAGTATCTCCTCTTTCTAATAACGTTTGCATATATTCTTTTGTTTCTTCTGGAATATGTAATTGTTTCCAATCACCCTCTATTAATAAACCATGGTCTTTTTTTAATTTTTGTAAGTCTACACTCGTCTCTCGCTGCACGGTTCTACCATCAGAGTAACCTCTTGCTACATGTCCTTTCTTAACCACTAGATGTGCGTAAACTTTTTCAGCTTCTTCAGCAGAAACAGATGCCCCTTGATTTAATCTTGTCCAGATTCGATAGACTTCTAATATAGAGTTAGGTAAATGTTTATTTGTTTTACCGCTAAACCTCATACCCAAAGAATAAAAATGCTCTGAAATATTTAGTAATAATTTGTTCGTTCTAGCTAATATCATCCACTCACCTTTAGAAAAATCAATCTCTTCTAGTATTTGATTATAGTGAACCATGCCTTCTGCATCTCTTGGTACCCATTTTTTCTTTATTCTAACACCAAGCCTATCTAATATCTTGACAGCTTCTTTGTGCACAGTTCTTGGAACTCTTCGTGATATTTCTTGATCATCTCTTTCTCCTTCTTGTAGCATGAAGCAATTAGGATCTGCTCCTTGAAACCCATAAATAGTTTGATCATCATCGCCTGCTATGTAAGCTCTCTTGCAATTAGATTTTATATAATCAAAACATTTCCATTGATGTGGACTGAGGTCCTGGGCTTCATCGAGGAAGATGACATCGAGTGGAGGACATCTTTCTTCCTCGACAAACTTGTTGATCATATCATAGAATTCAATCATCTTAGATCCTTCTTTGTATAATCTTAAATCTGTTTCTAATTGTATTGTAGTATCTACATCTACATCATGATGTTTCTGTAATTCAACAGTTGCACTTTCTATAGAAATTAATTTAGATCTTGCATATTGTATTATTTCTAAATGCTTGTTTTTATACATTGGGTTACCCACTGCATCCGCTTTTGTTTCAAACGATATGTTTGTCCATTCTGGATACTCTTGTTTAAATCTATTCCATTTTTTATTTTTAAGTAAATAAATGTTTGTATCTATACCGCATTCGTCTTTACCCATTTTATGCATGGTAGATATATGTTTTAATTTTTTGTCAGGAAATAATTCTGAGATTCT